CAATACCTCAAAAGCATAATTTTGATCTGGGGTGGGTGCTACGAGCCAATTATCATAATCATAATCAGCGTAATAAAGTGGAGTGCTCTCGCTAGTACTACTCGGAGCATAGTTAATTAGGTATTCATACTTACGCAGGAAAACAGGCTGCTTCTTTCCGTTTACGGTAATGTTGAATGAAGTTGTTTTGCGCCATCTTGCAGGCTTCGGTATAACAGGATTTCCAGCCATCATAACGGATTCGGCAACTTGTTGCTGTCCTAATGACTTCATCATCTCCGCGATTTCAAATTCAGCGAGCATGATAAAATTAGGAATCTGCTCAACAACAGACGCATCTTTACGCTCTAAGTACTGGAGTACATTAGAGGTGAGATTGTCATACGTCATTGCGTAGGCTGGAATGCTCATCTTTTTATCCTAATAATTTACTAGCGTTACCGCGGACTACGTCAATACGCGCGAGCCAACCTTTACCGAACGTAGGGAAGGTTGGTAATGATTCATAGAACTCTTTTTTAGAATCTGAAAATCGAGTAATCAATTCACTTTTTTCCATGACGTCAATGTTTTGCAAAGTCACAGGACCGATTGAACCATCCTCAGGCACGCCGATAGCCTTTTGGAGCGTCTTTATCGCCCTGCCAGGACCAGCGTTTACCGCAAAGTCAAAGACTAGGTAATCGATGCCTGAAGGCAGGTCATCACACTTACATGCGTCCCAGTATTTCTTCTCATACAACGGAGCTACGTCATCTTTGTCAAGATTACGCATTTCTTTTTCGCTTGTAGCACGCCCTTTGAACTGTGCCCAAGTAGCGGCAGTGACTCCGAGGTTAGTCATTCCACCTGGATCTTTTGGGTTGTTTACAAATCCACCCTCAGATTCAAGCAGCATGTCTAAAGACTTTTCAAAGTTTTGAATCATAGACCTGACTGTTCCTTAATCCAATCTTGCAGGCTTACTACTTGCTGCGTGGTAATGGCGCAATCAAGTTTAAGGTCGGAGGAGCTAACATTAGTTCCGCTGGAGGAGAGGGAAAGGCTGGACATTGGACTGCCACTGGAGTTGCGCATCCCGTCATAATAAGTGTGAATAGCAGATAACTTAGCCTCGTATGCATTTGATATTCCTTTGTTGATTAGCGCTTGTTCTTTAACTTTTGATTCATTCTGCGCGATTTGTTTTTCTGCAATTGCTTTAATCTCTGACTTATACTCCTCAAAACGAGAATGCTCAATGTAACCATAAGCACACCCGCATAGAAGTAAACTAACCACGACAATTTTGACATAACTAACAATCGAGAGAGGAAACATTATTGAGGCTCCGCATCTTTTTTCATCATTACACTTGCTCCGCCAGCACCCGAGATGATACCTAATGATTCAGCTAATTCTCTAAGACTTACAGCAGTGTGAAATACTTGATAAAAAGCCAAAGCAATGACGGCAAGAATACCAAAAAGCCAAGTAACCCGACCAATATCATAAGTGGCATTATCTTTCCCTGTCAATAAGTGCTTAAAGAAATCATTCATTTATCAGCCTTATTGTCAATTTTATCTTCAATACGGTCTAATTTTAAAAACAGACTAGAGATTGTTCTTTGAAACTCTTCCCGAGTTACGTAGCTACCCGCGACCATTACTTCAATTTTAGCGACTTTATCAATTAAAGCAGAATCAGCAATTTTTAATTCACGAATGGAATCCCAGAGCACTTTTAAAATCCAACCGCCTAGCGCTCCGCATAATAGAACGGAGTAATTTATAAGTGTCTGGGATTCCATTTGTTACTCTGCTTTTGCTGGCTCTTCAGTTTCTGCAGGTGCTTCTTCTACGGCTTCTACTGGAGCTGGCTCTTCAACTTCTGGTGCTACTTCTGCTTCAACTGGTGCGGCTTCTGCAACGGCTGGAACTTCTTGACCGATTGTCAATTCACCATTAGGAGCGATTGGAGCAGGAGGAGGCACAACAGCCGCTGTAGGCTCGCTATATTTGCTTTTGACAAATGCGATGAACAATGCGATGTCTGCTTTAGCTTTGCTCTCAAAAGAGCTTAAATGTGTTTCGAGTTCGTTCAAGAAGTTCATAATGTTTCCTTATGCAGCTGGGGTTTCTGGAGTTGGTTCAGCTGGAGCGGCAGGTGTTGCACCTTGAGCAGCAGCTTGGGTTTGAATACCGTTAATCAATGCAGCAACTTCTACATATGGGCGTGAGCCGAGGTATTGTAGAATACCGTTGATTAATTCGGTTGTAAGTGTTAAGTTATCCATTTTTTAATATCCTAAAAAATTACCAGCAAAAAGGGCTGCTGGTTTGCCCGTATTTATTTTACTGCGTTCTCAAATGGCGTTAAATCATGCTCGCCATAAAACTCTGCACCTTTAGCAATTTGTATCTTTAAATGGTCAATATTGCGTTGTTTGCAAGCTGCCCAATCTTCGTCAGTCATATCTTCAGGCTTGCCAGCATTGATTAGATTAACTGAATCCATAGATGCGTTGTATGAGCGTTGTACTTCTTGTTCAGGTGTTAGTTCTAACATTTTATGCCTTTAATATAATTTCAAATAATCCAACTAATCCAAAAAATATTGCCGCTAAAAGCAATGCGATTTGTAATGCTTGTAATTGTTTTGTCATATCAAACCTTTGTGAGTGCGGTTACTTGTGCTTGTAGGGATACTACTGTTGCGTTAAGTTCTTGGATTGCGTTTACTAAATACCATGTAATATTGCTTGCATCTACAGACATTACACCAGTTGATTCTGTTTTAACGCAATTAGGCAACACTTGTGCTAATTCTTGTGCTATTGGACCAAGTTGAATACCTTTAATATTGATAGCGCAGGATGTGTCTAATTCTGTAACTTCTTCAGGAAGCCTGTATTCAAAATTGCGTACTTTAATAGCAGTAATAGCATCTAAACCAGTTTTATTGTCAACAATATTTTTCTTTAAACGCTGGTCTGAAGTAATAGACCAAAGAGTAGAGTTATTTCCTTGATATACACCACCACCATTAGGAGAAATAAGTCCTGTATTAGAACCTTTACCTGCACCACCATTGGTAGATATATTTAATTCATTATTTGCACCTACAGCAGAAGCAGTTGGATTATTGCCAATATAAATACCAGCTTGACCTGTTGTTAAGTTATTACCAGCTTGATTTCCCACAAATACACTATATCCAGCAATACAAGCATAACCAGCTTGATAACCGATAGCAGTTAATGGGGAAGCGGTTTGATTTGAATAAAGTGCCTGATAACCTACTGCTGTGTTATCAGATGCGGTGGTGTTGTTGTAAAGAGCAGCATGCCCCAAAGCCGTGTTGTAACTTCCGGTCAAGAAGTTCGTGCCGTTGCTTGCCAGCGCACCGTTACCAATGCCCACATTGAACGTGCCGGAAGTAAGATAACGCATTGGGGGGTTATAGGTTCCGTCCGAATTGCCGATGGCAATATTTGAAGTCCCCGTAACCGTGCCGCCGTACATGGCTTGCAAACCAATGGCGATGTTGTTTGAGGCGTTTACGTTATAGCCTGCTTGATAGCCAAATGCAATTAAGTTTGTACCTGTAGTATTACTATAACCAGCTTGATAACCTACTGCGGTATTGTTAGAAGCTGTGGTGTTTGAAGCTAAAGCGCCTTCTCCAACTCCCACATTAAATGAACCTGTAGTATTTGCTTGTAAAGCTGCGGAAGTATTATAAGAGCCCCCAATAGCAGTATTTGACGCTCCTGTAGTATTGCTAAAAAGAGCATAATACCCTAAAGCATTTAGTCCGTTACCAGAAGTATTTCCTCTACCAGCGTAATTACCAATAAGTGTATTTCGTATTCCAGTGGTATTTCCATACCCAGATTGAAATCCAACAAAAACTAAATCAGTGCCAGTTGAGTTTGTATACCCAGCTTGATAACCTACTGCGGTGTTATTAGATGCGGTGGTGTTTTGTATAAGAGCAGATACGCCTACGGCTGTGTTGTTAGAACCTGTAGTATTGGCTTGCAATGTACTTGAGCCAAGTGCGGTGTTAAATTGCCCAGAAGTTAAATTGTATAAAGGTGCATTACCAATACCTGTATTTTCATTTCCAGTTACTCCTGCGGAGCTTGCCGCAGCCAATCTTCCAATAAAGACATTAAAACTGCCTGTTGTATTGTTATAACCCGCCCTATAACCTAAAGAAGTGTTTTCTGAACCAGTAGTATTACTATACCCAGCCTGATAACCTACTGCTGTGTTATCAGATGCGGTGGTGTTTGCTGCTAATGAACCACTACCTACCGCAACGTTATATGAGCCAGATGTATTTAGTTTTAAAGCAGAATAACCGCTTGTATCTTGTGCACCAATACCTACGTTACATATGCCATTTGTATTTGAATATAGCGATAAATTACCAATTGCTACTAATGAAGCACCTGTAGTATTTAAATAACCAGATTGATAACCTACTGCTGTGTTGTTACCACCAGTATTGGAATAAAGCGATTGATAACCTACTGCTGTGTTATTAGATGCGGTAGTGTTTGAAGTTAGTGCGTAATTTCCTACTCCAATATTACTACCACCTGTAGTATTTGCTGCTAGTGCTGAAATACCAAAAGCAGAGTTGTTTGAACCTGTAGTATTTGCGTAAAGTGCAGCATTGTTTCCAGCGTTTGCAGGTAACCCACCAAAAGCAGCGTTATCTGTTCCTGTGGTGTTTAACTTTAATGCTTGAGTACCAAAAGCAGAAAGTCCACTTCCTGTTGCAGTATAGGCTGCTTGGTAGCCAACGGCTGTGTTATATGCACCTGTGCTGTTTGTTGTTAAAGCTGTTGTACCAAAAGCCGTATTTGTACTTACAGCACCACCACCCTTACCAACAGTAAGCCCTGATATAGAAGCGTCATTAACTGTAGTAAGTGTTGTGCCGTTAAATGTTAAGTTTGCGCTACCGACTACAAGACCACTAGAGTTATATAAGACTTGAGTAGTAGTAGACGAGCCTACACCACCTTTAGTAGCTAAAACTTGTACAACTCCACCTGAATCTTTGTAGAATAACTTACCGTCAGCAATATTGATTGCTAGCTCTGCACCTTGAGTGCTATTTGTCAAATTCCCAGCCGTCGGCACATTCGTGGTCGTCGAGCTAGAGTAAATTTGTAGGGGTGTAAATCCGCTTTGTGGCATAATTAAATCCTTTGTGAAATTATAGCTTCAAATCAATATAATTAAAAATTTCCAC